GGAAAAGGTGTCGATGCTCGGCCCCGCCCTGGAAACGCTGACCGATGAATTGCTCGACCCGTCCGTGGAAATCGTCTATGACATCGCCGACCGTCGCGGGCTGTTGCTGCCGCCGCCCGAAGCGTTGCATGGCGTTCCGTTGAAGGTGGAATCCACGTCAACGCTGGCGCAGTCGCAGAAGGCCGCTGAAACCGGAACGATTGAGCGCGTCCTCGGCATCGCAACGCTGTTGGCCCAGGGTTCGCAGAGCATCGCCGCCTGGGACAAGATCAACTCCGACGCGATCATGGATTTGGTGGTTGACCAGCAAGGCGCTCCCGCCAAGATGCTCAACTCCGACGACACGGTTGCCGCCACTCGCGAACAGCGTCAGCAGCAACAGCAGATGCAGCAGATGGCCGCGATGGCTCCCGCGATCAAGCAGGGTGCCGAAGCCATGAAGACTGCCGGCGAGTCCGTCCCGAAGGACGGCTCCATGTTGAAAAACTTGGGTAAGGCGGTCGCGCCGGCATGAGCAACCCGCTGGAAGACCAGGAAGAACGCGAGGCACAACAGCGCAGTGCCAGGAGACAGGCACGCGAGCGCGACAAACGACGCCGTGACGACATGCAGGAAGCATTGAAGTCCGACTCCGTCCGCCGCCTGTTGTGGGAGTTCCTAACGATGGCGCGTGTGGACGTCAGTGCTTATCGCACTGAGCCGACCGCGACTTATCACGCCGTGGGCTGGCAGGACGCCGGCAACTGGTGGATCAACTTGATTCGACAGCATTGCCCCGAACGCGAGGCACAGATGCGTGCCGAAGCAAGACGCGAAGCCCGCGAGGGCGCAACCGACGAGGATTCAAATGAGTGACCAGACCAACATCAACAATGGCGTAGCCGATCCGGCATCGCCACCCAACCCCGCAGCCGCGACACCAAACCCCGCACAGGCCACCGATGCCAAAGATGGGAATGGTCAGGGCGCAGCGGACCCCAGCGGCAAGCCGAACGAACCTGCGAAGACCGAAGGCGACAAGCCCAAGGAAGGCGAAGGCAAAGACGACAAGCCGCAAGTTGCACCGGAGAAGTACGAGGATTTCAAGCTGCCCGAAGGATTCGTCCTGGAAGGCGAGCGCCTGGAAATGGCCCATGAGTTCGCGAAGACGAACAAGTGGACCCAGGAACAGGCGCAGCAAGGCGTGGAAACATATCTGAAATTCCGTGCAGCCGAAGTAGAGTATGAGCGCGGTTTGTGGGGCGCTCAGTCGGAATCGGAGTTTGGTAAAGAGTTCAAGACGATTGCCGATGGCGCACAACGCGCCCTAGTCTTCGCCGAGAAGGAACGACCGGGCATCACCGAACGGCTCGACAAGACCAACCTCGGAAACCATCCCGATGTGTTGTGGGCGTTCAACAAACTCGGAATCTTGTCCAAAGCCCCCGCCTTGCGCGGGATGCAAAACGACAACGGCCCGAGTACCGCGCAGAGCCTTGCCGAAAAACTCTACGACAAGAAGTAGTTTCACAATCCCTGACCATCCCCAAGCCCGAAAGGGCTTTTCTTTTGGAGTATTTCAATGACTACGATGACCTCTGTAAACGGCGCAGTCACCTTGCTCGACTGGGCGAAAAGCATCGACCCGGATGGCAAGACCGCCGCCGTCGCCGAACTGCTGAACCAGTCGAACGAGTTGCTGCTGGACATGCCCTTCATCGAAGGCAACCTGCCCACCGGCCATCGCGCTTCGATTCGCACCGGCTTGCCGACTGCGATCTGGCGCAAGCTCTACCAGGGCGTGCCCGCCAGCAAGTCGCTGCGTGCGACCGTGGAAGATGCGTGCGGCATGTTGGAAACCCGCTCGGAAGTTGACAAGGCTCTGGCCGACCTCAACGGCAACACCAGCGATTTCCGACTGTCGGAAGCCCAGGCCTTCCTGGAAGCGATGAACCAGACCATGGCGGACTCCGTCATCTATGGCGACTCGTCCATCAACCCGGAGCGCTTCAACGGCTTGGCGATCCGCTACAACTCCATCACCCCGGCAACCAACGCGACCGCCGCCAACGTCATCAATGCCGGCGGTTCGGGCAACTGCACGTCCGTCTGGTTGGTGGTGTGGGGACAGAACACCGTCACCGGCATTTTCCCGAAGGGTTCGCAGGCAGGCTTGCAGCACGAAGACCTGGGCCTGATCGACGCCTTCGATTCGTCCAACAACCGCTACCGCGCTTACGCCGATCGCTGGGAATGGAAGTGCGGCCTGCACGTCAAGGACTGGCGCTATGTGGTCCGCATCGCGAACATCAGCCTGACCGACCTGCTTGGCCAGTCCGGTACGCAGTTGAACACCGCTGCAACGTGGCTGCCGAAGCTGATGGCGAAAGCCCTGGCCCGCATCCCGTTCCAGGGCATGGGCAAG